TTTTAGTGTGTGACCCTTATTACTACAATACGATTACAATTGAGTCAATAGCACACAATGCACCATCTTTTTTCATTCTAGTTAGCAGCCATAAGTCTATAAAATACTCTGGACTGTCAATGCATTATTTAAAAAATAAAATAAAATAATTCTGGTGGAAAGCATAAGCCTAAAACCACCATAACGAACCTAACAATTCTTAAAACCATGTCGCTCCATATAAATCTCATCACCAGTGTCAACATTACTTTTTTTCTTTCCATGACATAATTTGTTTAGCCATTATATGGGTATGACTAGGAAAATCTAAAGCATGATTCACCAAATCTTTCATAATTCCAGCTACTTTAAAACTAATCTTAGTCATATTCATTGTTTTCTGATCAATTATTACCTTAAAATCGGGTTTCATTCTGTCATATAAACCTTTCACCACTTCATAAGCTTCAACATTTTTACCACAACAATAAGCAATACCTATAGCACGCACACAAGCTTGAATAGTAGAAGAAATGTTTTGCGCGGATACAAAGACCTTGGGAATTATATCTTTATTTTCCCTAAATGTATAAACACTCTCCTCTTCAAGAATAAAATAATTTTTTAAAAATTGTACCTGCAATTCTTTAGGTTGATCAGCAACTAACTCAGTAAAAAACTTACGTGAGACAAAATCATCTTTAAATTGCATTCTATAAGCAAGTTTCACAAAAGCTTGAAATACCTTATCAGTTATACCCATTTTCTTTCGAACAGATTTCAACAATGCCAATATCAAATCATCTCCATAAGACAAAAACATAAGTAAACTTCCTATATCCAAATCATCATAACTTCCTCCATTACGAACATAGGAATCTATTAACAACCATTGTAACTTAGTTGCTTTATAATTATTTACCTCACTATTTCCATAAGCAGTCAAATAAGTTCCACTAGGCATTGTACCTAAAAAACACAACAAAGGAACACTTTTATCAGTAGATAAAGAAATTAAATTTCCAACAAACCATCTTTGAAAATACATAAATAAAGAATAAAGATAATTAAAATGACCCATTCCTTTTTTTAAAGCTGCATGCCAATTAATCTTCATAAACATTTTAATGGTTATATAAACTATATCTTGAGCACGTAAAGATTTATCCCATTCAACAACATCTGCAGGAAACCAATCAAATAAATCTTCTAATTCTTTTTTCCCCATTGTTTCCACATTCTCAAAAACTTTCTTCAAATTAGTGCGTTTAAACATAGTTCGAAAAATTTGCTCCGGGCCTCCATGAAAATTACTAACACCTATACCATTACCATCCATTTGTGTTTTTTTTGAATCTTCTAATATTTCAAAAAACAATAAATAACAAATACAGAGAGAAATAACATTGTCATTAATTATTGTACGAGGTAATTTTGCTTGCATAGTGTCCCCAATTTTTTTTAACAATTTCACTTCATTTTTAATAAACACTGTTTTTATATCTGGAGGTAAATTAAATGAATAATCATGTAAACAGGGATCACGCAAAGTTTTCTCCTTCACCAAATCTCTAAAAGTTCGTAATAAATTAGAAACTACAGGTCCAGCATCTCTTTTATCAGCATTACCCCCAATACCAAAAACATCACTACCCATTGCAGTTGGTGGTCGTTTACATTTATTA